GCCATGCCCAAAAGCAAATCCCAAGGGATTTCTTTTTGTTTTGGGGGGGTTGGATTTTGGTCTAGCTTTTTTTTTGTGACTCAGAAAGCTCTGGGGCAGTTTTATCTCCCGCCGTGATTTGACCGATGAATTCGAGCACTGGACCTGCAATCATCATCCCTTCAGATTGAACAAGGTCCCAAATTTCTTCCAAAGACTTTGTGCGTTCGGCTTGGCAGAAATAAATTACTTTTGCCAGATCCGTCATGTTTGGCAGTTTCTTTTGTGCAAGATTGTAAGCCAGCATTGGTAGCCCATAGCCAAGTCCTGCCTCGAGGTCTGCGCAATTCATGAAAGTTGGGCGAAGCAAAATTTCGACTTCGCCCAATTTGATTACTTTTTCATTTTTGAATTTGTTCATAAGCCAAATTCAACTAAGAAAATCAAGCAACATCAAATGTAAAGACATCAATTGGCCCTGATGACTCACCGCTGACAGAATATGTGCCTTCAGCGTCATAGTCACCGCTTACAGACAACTCAGTGATTTTGAATCTTCCGGCATAAACACGGCCAGTCTTGGCATCAACCAAAGCTTGATTGACCAAACGATTGGCTAAAAAGTCTGCAAAAAATTCTTGAAACACTACTTCGTTGGTCCAAACTCCAGATCCAGAAAAAGACGCAGATCTGACACCCGCACCATCAAGCATAGTTGACCACTCATCTGAATCCACGTTTGTAATGTCAACTGCCTCAGAGGAAAGCCCAAATTCTTTTGATCTGAGTCCACCAAGATTTCTATAGACCAAAATTTCAAGGTTTGTTTCTGCTGCGTCAAAGACAACTGCAGGTCCGTTGATCAAAGCCCTGATTGTAATTGTGTTTGCATTTGTTACATCTCGAACCAAGTAATAATCATTAGTGTTGACGGCTGTCAAAGCTCCAACAGTTACAAACTTAATCAGATCTCCAACCTTTGCACCATGGGCTGTCAATGTGAGTGCGCTGGAGTTGTTTGTTGTCGCCCCTGTTTCAAAGCATTTTGCTTTTTTTAACAGCAGGTCTTTTCCACCAACTTCGTTTTGAATTGTGTTACAAAGTGCCATCTTATGCTTCTCCTATCATCAATTTAAATCTCTGCACTCCGTGCATTGTGACATTGTCAATGTCAACAAATGCTTCAACTTGAATTTGTCGCAAGCTGATAATGTTCCAACCCTCAATACAGATTGTAACGTCGTGAAGCAACCGATCAATCTCTTTTTGAATAAGCTGGACTCTCTTTCTGCCCCAATTTTCTGACTGATCCCAGACGTCGATTTGAATTTGCGTTTCAAATCCACGATGAGTATGATTTGACCGATCAACAAGCTGGCCTGGATTGATCGTTACATAAGGAAATTCTTGATTTTGAGGGACCGCAGCACTATCAAAAACACCAGTGATCAACGGCTGCAATTGGGTATCATTTGCAAGCGTTTCATAAATTGCTTTTTGAATTTCAATCGGTGCCCAGGTCATTTGTTACCCTTTTTGATTGGGTCCAAAATTTCATCTTTTCTGTTCATGACATTGAGATAAGCTGGATAAAGCCAAGGTCGAGGTGCCATTTCTGCGGTGCCAAATTCCAAAAACTTTCCATACTCCAAATTGGTTCCAACATAAACTGCGTTGTCTTTTGCACTGGGTTTTGTTGGCTCTACCAATATCGACTTGTTGAGGCGGCCAGTATCTAAGTTGGGCGGCTCACCCGGGTTTGACACATTTACAACCCTTGATCTTCCACCAGAACTTCTCAGAGTCGGCGTCCCATCTGTATTGTCTGCAATCAAAAGCCTTGCCTCTTTTTGAATTTCAAACGCCAAAGCCCACGCCATTTGTGAAGCTTTCAATTTTTGCGCTTCAATAATTTTTTTTGCATCTTTGAGAAAGCTGGGGACAACTTTTTGTTTGAGTTTGAACTTCACGAAGCTACCCCCTCTTCAACCTTGAGCATGATCCAAAATTTTCGCTCATCAACATTTTCAATTGATTTGATCTGAAAGTAGCGACCTTCATACTCAATTCTATCCATGGCCTTTTGAATTTCGAAATCCAAAGTATTGCGAATTGTAATTTTGAAGTGCTTTGTGTCTCTCAGTTTTTCTGCAAATTGCGACTCATCTCCGAGACTTGATTCGATCTTTGCCCAACAAGTTTGAAGATCATTCCACGTGATAAGAGCACCGCCTTGACCATCGCTTGTACGCGAAAGCCTTTGAAATTTGATGCGATGCCGCAACTCACCAATCTTAATATCCACTCAACCCAATCCTTTCAAACTTATATGGTGCAATTAAGAGTCCCACTTCAAGTGGTAGCTTGACTTGCTTTTCATCACCGCGGTGTTCGTAATAATAAGCGGCAAGAGACAAGACTGCTTGCTTGATTCCAGCTGGCAATTCATCAGAGGTTGTTGCCATACCTGCTTTGAATTTTATTTCAATCCCATTTGTTTTTCGCAAAATTGTGGTTGGCCAAACGCCCCCCATCGGCAAAGAAATTCTGCCCCAAGGTCCAGTGTTATCAACAATATAGGACGTAGGCGGAAACAAAACTGGCACTCCACTGTCGCTGTAAGTGTTGAATTCTATTACTTCAATGACTGGACCAATCAAAAGCTGAATTGACGAGGCTTCGCCATAAAGTTCAGAAACTGGCAGTTCTCTTACACCGTCCCACCAAATATCTCGAGCAGACCGTGGCCAAAAGTCCAAGTATTGGACCCAATCTTGGGCTAAGAATTTTTGATTACAGTGTTGCTCAAGTCTTTCAGTGCAAGCGTCAATGATTCGAGTCAGCAGATTGTCTTCTGCGGTGCCGTCGATTCTGAGATGATCTTTGATCTCCTCGAGGCTTACAACTTTCTGCGTCGGCTTTTGCAATTGTTTTAGTCTCATCCCTGACCCCAGCTTCCCAACCTAGCCCACTTGCGACGATTGTATCTGCTTCTTCTGAATCGATCAAATACATCACGCCAGGCTGATACATAATCGGCCCAAGGTCTTTGTTTTCACCGTAAACTCGTCTCAAAAAATACACCGCTTTCTTCTTCACGCTCTGCCTTTCTTGCTTCAATCTCAAACGGGATCCAAAAATAAGCTGAAAAATGACTCATGCCTTTGAGCCTATTCAAAAAATAATAAAGCAAATACATGACGTAAAACCCAATCACCCAATGCTTGAGGCATTGCTCCCAGTGCTTTATCTCATGACGAAAAAGCCTTGGGGTGATTTGATTGTCTTTGCAAAAAATAAATGGGAATAGCAAAATGGCGTCAACTTTGAGCCAACGGCAGAGGCTTGAGTTGAAAACAAATCTTGGCTTCACTTTTTACCTCAAAAAAAAAGCCTCGAGGATTGCTCCCCGAGGCCAAACCAACAACTTAGCGGGATCTGCTAAAGCTGTGCTTTATTATAACGGCGGCATCTTCTCTGGATCAAGAGAAATTGCAATTGCACTTGCTGGAACTGACACGGTGCCGCTTACATCGAGCACTAAGCGGACATATCGCTTCCCCCCCCTATACTCAACCAAATGAGTCTTTGAAGCATCATCGGCAGCAACAAGTGATTTCACAATTGGAGCTGTTGTGTCTGCATAAATATGCTCCTGCGCAACATCGACCCAAGTTGTGCCATCGTCTGAATGTTGCAGTTTGAGGTCAATTCTGTTGGTGTTTGTGAATGTAAATGCGCCTACTGCGACAAGAAAGCCAAGACTGCTCAAGTCTTGGGTATCAACTGACGCAGAGTTTACGTCAGCAGTCACTGTCTGAGGTGCAACCACCAATTTGTGATAGGTTTTGAATTTAATGTCTTTCCACATAATTTACTCCTTATGATGCGGCCACTTTTAGCAACTTGATGGCTTCAAAATTTTTCACACCGCCACCAGTGCGCTTAGTTGTGTAAAACTTCACAAAAGGCTTTGCTGTGAAAGGATCTCGAAGAACTCGAATCCCAATTCGATCGACAATTTGATATGCCTGCTGCAAATCACCAAAGGCGACAACAAGGTTGTTTGCTGCAACTACTGGCATATCTTGAAACTCGACGATTTCATAGCCCAAAATTGATCCAGCTGTTTGCCCGTCAAGTCCTGGTGCCCAAAGATATCTTTGATCTTGATCTTTCAAAAGCCTTGCTGCTTTGATTGCATCACGAGACATGAAAAATCTGGCATTCGGCTTGTAAGCAGTTTTCAAAGAGTAAACCAAATTGATCAAACCGTCTCCAGTAATGTTGTTTGCAGCTAATGACGGTATTTGCTCAATCTGCCCAAATCCAGTGCCCGCTGGATATGAAAGAAAACCTTTTGGTTTCTTCACACCATCACCAGCAACAAACGCTGCGTTTTCAAGACGAGCAAATCGGTCAGCCACCTTTTCAGCAAGCCACGCCTCGATGTTCAAGGCTGCGTCATCCAAAAGTCTTTGAGTGGCTTTTGGCTCAGCGTACAACTCATGAACTGGAATTTGAATTTGATTCAATTTTGGAGTGTCAGTTTCAGTGCGTCCTTCAACTTCACCAACCCAACCAGCTCCGGCCTCATCCAAGTCTTGAAGGATGTCCAAAGCATGAGTGCTGATGGTTTGAACTGATGCGTATTGCCGCACGGGAGAAGTTTCATAAATCTTTGTGACAATTTCGTCTGAAAGCTGAGGCGTGACCAGCAGTCCACCATCTTCTTGAGAATCAGAAGAGAGAGCTTTGAGTTCCATTTCATGATGGCCCTTTCGCAGATAGGCATCCATCATTTTTGAAGCTTTGATTTCATGCTCACTTTTGCCCTCTTTTGTTTCAGTCCTTTGAGTGCGGGACATGGCAGTTTTGAGTTGAGCAATCTCTTCTGATTTTTTTTGCACTTCTTCATTCAACTTTGCCACTTTTTCTTCCAAGTCAGCAGGGGCAAAGCCTTTTGTTTCAATTGACTTCAAGCGAGCGTCATTTGCTGATTTAAATTCAGCAAAAGCTGCCTGCAAGTCAGCAACAACTTTTGAAATTTCCATTTTTGTTTCTCCTTTTCTTTCAAAACTTTTTATCTTCTGATCGTTTCGATTAAATTTTTGAGTGATTGAGCAAGGCTCGGATCAATCTCATCTTGAGCGGCTTCATCAAAAAGTGCTCGCTTAATCTCATAATCAGAAAACCCTTGTTGTTTTAACAAATTGAAATGTTCTTTGAGAGCCGAAATTCTTCCAAAGTCAGAGCTTGATTTAACATTTGTAATCATGGCTTCTGTGTTCATTGGGAATGTCACAAGCGAATACTCAAACAACTTTACTTCCTTAATTCGCCTGATCATAGGCTTTTCCCGATCCGGCTCAGCTTTGACAACCATATAGCCAATGCTCAAGCCCATCTTTGCACCCAATTCATGGGCAGATTTTGCAAGTGAGTATTTTTCTCGAGCGGCTTGCACATTCAAATCGAGCTTGCCCTCGACATAAAGGCCTTTGTCATCCTCTTCTGCTCGGAGATTCCAGCCAATTTGTTTTGTTGGATCATGATCTGCCAAAATTGGCCACAAGCCCTTTGACTCTCTGATTGATTTTTTGAAGGCACCTTTGTCAACAATATCATTTCCCAAATCCACATTGCCAAAAGTTGAAGCAAAGCCGCGAATGATACCGTTTGAATCAGCATCTTTGATTTCAAGAGCAAAACTTTTGATTTCAACTTTTGGTGTCATGCAATTTTCTTCCTTCCGTGGTCTGAAAGATAAACATTCAAACCTTCGCGAAAAATCACTTTGTAAATATCATCACCAATGTGGACCAAAGCATAAAAAGATTGCTTTTCCCCCACTTTTAAACCTTGAATCTCAAAATCATCGAGGTCAATTTCAAATTTGCCCTCTGCGGCATCAAGAATCTTGGCATTGCGCTTTTCGAGAATTTCACCGTTTTCATACTCAAATCTTACGACGATTGACTTGACTCCTTGCAAGACCAAAGGGGAGCCGAATTCGTTCTTAATTTGCAACTTCATAGATCACCCCTTGGATAAAAGTTTGATCTTTGCTTCGCTCGATGACAATGCCTTGCAAGAAAGACTCTTCAGGCTGGACTTTGGGCTTGGGCAAAAAGAGCTCTGCTGATTGAGCATATTCTTCCGAGTTGGTGACCTCATAGACGGCAACAACTTTTTGATCCGGCATCGGGACCATTGTATTGAGATAAAGCCCTTTTTCCACGTGGAACATGGCAACGCTTTCAAGCCTTTCACCGTCGAGTGTGTAAAGTGTCGCTTGCACTTTTGCCGATGGGTTTTCGTCAAAGAGTTTTATTGCCAGTGGAATTGGTGAGCCAACCTCAATCACAACTGCCCCAAGTCTTTTGTCTGCGGCTTGTCTTTGATCCGCCAAAACAAATGTCCCATGATAAAGCCGCTGATAAACGTGAAAGCTGGGTATTGATAAGACCAAAGGACTACTTGAAAACTGATTGCCGCCTCATCTCCGCCACGAACCATTGCAATCACATCATAAAGAAAAATTGCAACCAAAGCCACGATGATGAAAATTCTGGTTCGCCGCTGCCAATCCATATCAAGCCCATCCAAGAAATTTTTTCATTTCGCCAACACACCAGTCAATTCGCTCTTGCGTCACCCAATGCAAAGGACTTGTCATGTCGTCTGGATTGCCAAATTGCGCTGACAAGCAAGCAGTTTCAATATCGCCACTCACAATCATATTCAACAGATCCACGGTTTCAGTTCCACCACCCAACGCCTCTGGCAGATTGACAATCCAAGCTCGAAGTCGAGCATGAAGATGGACGGCTTGATACCATTTGATTCCTTCTGACAAATTTTTCTGCTTGAAAGCAAGCATGAGTTTTTTGCCAAATTCACGGCTGGCTTCGTTGTCAGCCCTGTACTCAGAGTTTGATAAATAATCTTCAACGCCTAAGCTCATCTTGCAGCCGACCTTTCAACTACAATTCTCATCCAATCGGTATCCATGTTTCTTTGTGCAGTGCCGACAGTTTTTTCAATTTTAAAACCTGCGCCAAAAGGATTGCCACCGCCAGGCAGATTTGGAGCCGTAATTGTAGCTACCAAAGCATTGTCAATATAAAAGCGACAAGTTTGACCGTTTTCAGAAAGCTCAACTTCATAAATGTGATAGTCAAGATCAGGAGCAAAGCCTGTATCAACGGCTTGAATTTCAACACCGGCTACACGGCTGACGGCTTCAAATCTTCCACCGTTTTGCAGATCCGTGTATCTGAAATAAAGTCCATTTGTGCCTTCGCCAAACGTGGTGAAATTGTCAGTCAATCCACAGCGGAACACAAAAGTCTCTGTTACTGATGACAATTGTTCAAGCGCGTGCCTTCCCTGATAAAGAAATCTTGCGGCTCCAGCTCGAAACACCACGCCGCTTACTGTGCCAAGGCCAGCACGACTTGTTGATACAGTGCCTGTATCAGACTGCAAAACCCCAATTGCCAATTCTGTCAAATCTTGGCCGTAAGTTCCTGTTTGATGGCTTGCGCCTGATCCAGACACAAAAGAGCTGAAAACACTTGTTGTTGCCCCACCAATAAAGTCATCAAAAATTTGACTGTATTGATCTAGATTTTTTCTTTGCAAGTCACGAACTCTTGCTTTGAAAAACGTGTCTGTTGCTAGATTTCTGATGTAAACTTCATCATTCAAAGCAATGTCACGAATACCAATTTGTGTGCTGTTTCTGATGTCAGTTTGAATTGCATCAACCGCATCTGCGTCAGTGTAAGACAAGCCACTTTCGAGGTCTTTGACAACTCCGTTTGAGTCTTGCCTTGTGATCCGATTGCCATTGGCAGTATCCATTCCAAAGTAGTGGTCGCCTGGCTGCGGGTTGGGCGTGATCGGGAAGGCTCTGGTGCCAACATAAATTATTGCCATAACTCAAGCTCCTATTGTGATAAATCCTTTGTTTGTAACTTGACCATCAATTTTTAAAAAATTGCGAAACGAGTATTCCTCATCTTGCTCAACCAGATATGATTCAAGCATAGGGACAATTGAAGGCAATCTTTTTGGCGGCAATTTTTGATACGCATTGCCGATGGCTAGCTGACCTGAGACTCGAAGCTGACCATCAACTCTTACAAAATCTCTTACATACATCTGTTGATTTTGTGGCACTGTGACTACAGTCGCACTTGGCACTTGATAGTAGCTGAAATTGTCTGGCGGCAATTCAATTTCTGGCTCAAAGTCTCTTATAGTGGTGACAAGGGCTTCGCCTTCGATATGCAAAAATCCATCAACTCTGATTTGAGAGGCGACAACCATTTGTTGTCCAGCAAGAATTCTTACTGTCTCTGTGCTTTGAATTTCTTTGTAAGAAAAGTTGTCGTAATCGAGCCTTGAAAAAGGATCGTGCTCTTTGACTCTGTCTGATGAGATAATTAAAGGCTTAGCCAATTAAATCCTCTCAATTGCATCATCAATATCAGTGTTGATTGCTGTGGTTGAAATTGCTCGACCAAGATATTGCCAAAGGCCTGGACCTGTGGGCGGTGTTGCCGTTGCTTGACCAAGTGTGCTCAAGAAATATCTTGCACCAATCGTAAGTCCTGACAGCGCGTCGTTTGGTCCTTCGAAGAACACTTCGGCCAAGTTTCCAGCTGTCACTGCAGTCTTGACAAACCCGTCTGCTTGCCTGCCGTTTGTCCGATCAGCAAGTCTTACTCCAGTGGTCCCACCGTTATTGAAGATGTTGACATAAGATCCAGCTGCGAGGTTTTCCGTTGCCTCTGCTACGAGCAAGTCTGGACCCACTCCTGTGGGCAAGACTGAAGGGTGAATCTTGCCATTGGCGCCCGTTGACACCAAGCGATTGGCGTCAGGTGTTCCAGTTGACGCAACAACACCTTCAGCCTCTTCGATCAAATCAGTTCCAATTCTCAAAAATTTTCCAGCCACAGTTTACACTCCAATGCGTTTTATTGGTTGATGAATTTCAACTTTGATTTCATTATTGCCAATATAGTAGCCAACTTCAATCATGATTCCATTGTTTGGTCTTGTTTGAGTCAGTTGTCCGTTGCTTCCAAGAAAGATTGCCTGATTGAGATTAAAACTTGAAAAGAAGGGATCTTGCAAGATCCCACTGGTGACAATTTGAATTTGCTCGCCAGCAAAGGCGGCTGATTTTGTAATTCCAATTACACGCTGCTTGCCAGAAGTTTGAAAGTCAGAGAGTGCAACTTGTTCATCTGAGACCAAGTAAACACAGCGAATTGCGCTGATGTGTTCAGAGGCAATTTTCAAAATTACTTGTGAGCTTCCAGCGTGAGAAATTCCGTCACGGCCAGGCGGTCCACGCTTGCCGTCTTTGCCTTTTTCTCCTTTTGGACCTTTGAGGTCAATCCACGGACCCCATGAGCCATCTGGATTTTTGAATCTTAATTTTGTTCCATTCCACTCATGCTCTGGGGCTGGTCCTGATGGACCGACTGGTCCCGGTGGCCCTTGTGGGCCTGCGGGGCCTTGTGGTCCAGTTCTGTTTTTTGGCCCAAGAGTTATCATGTCACTCCAAAGCCCAATGTACACCTGCAATTGATAATTTGAGACGCATCTGCACTGGTATCACCAGGGCCATCCATTTGAGTGCCATCAGGAAGCTCAAATTTTTCATCAATTGGAATTTTTTCGCCATTAATGACCGCATGATCATCACGAGTGCGGTCGTCCAAAGCGGCAATCCACTCTTTTTTCATACCCGGAATTTGCAACGCCTCGACTGCGTGAAGCTCTGCGTTGGCACTTGCAGTGTGCACTTCAGTGCGCGCAATTGTTGCCGCTCTGGCAGGTGTGAGTTCATCAAACTCTGCCAAGAGTCTTTCTTGAAATTCACTCTCGCTTAATCCGTCTCCCAAGAGAGATTCTTCTGTCAGGCGTTTTACAACTCGACGCACGGCCTTTCGTGTCGTGTTGTCAATGCGTTGAATTTGAGTTGCTGTTTGAGTTTTGATGTAGTCTCTTACCCAGAATTCGTATCTTGATTGTGCTGATTTTGTTTCATGGACAAGGCCAAGTGATTTTGCTTCTCGCAAGATTGGGTCGCCGAATTCACGCACGGTGAGAGAGATAAAACGTTTGAGTGTGCGTTCGACATCATCGAAGTTTTCATCAATTGCTTTTTGCAAAGAAAGTTCAACAAGTTTGGGATTGGTAGAAACCTCGAGTGCTGAGGCCAGCGCCTTTGAAAGCTTTTCAAAGTCTTCTTCCAATGCCTTTGCAAAGGGCTTTTCAAGCATCATTCGCATTCGATTTTTCATGCGCCAAGATTTGCGGCGATCTTGTTCAGTCAAGAGATTAAATGACTTCCACTGAATTGGTTGATCAAAGGCCGCCTCAATTAATGCTTCTATTTGCTCACCCTCTTGCAATTTGTCTGGCATTTTTTGTTTTGTTGTTTGTTCTTCAGCAAGCGAGAAAGTGTTTCGAGTTAGTGCTGAAGGCAATTCATCTGGAGTTTGGATCAAATTTTGTCTGATCAGAAAAACATCCCAATCTTCTTTTGGCTCAAAGCCAGCCATGATTCGCTTTTCATTTTGGGTGAGGAAATTCAAGTTGTTGATGATTGAGTATTTTGCTTCTCTTTTTTCTGTGAGTGCTTCAATGTCATCGCGATCATATTTGAGCTCATATTGCTCGCCAAACCAAAAGCGGATGTATCTTGTGAGCTCGTATTCAAACAGATCCATCATTGGTAAGATGGTATCGGTGTAAAAGGCTTCACGTGCTTCCTTGTAGTTTGCATATGTTGTTTGGCCAAAGCCGAGCAGCTGAGCTGGAACACCGAAGGCGTTACAAATGTCTGCGCTTGTGATTTTTTTTGACTCAAGCCATTCCATTTCACGGGGGCTGAGTGAAATTGTCTGCCAGCTCATGCCGCCTTCAAGTATCATTGGTCGGCCTGAGTTGCTTGCGCCTGAATATCTGCTTTCAATTGAATTTTGAAGTTGCGCTCTTTGCTCGCTGGTCAGACTTGCAGTTGGGTTTGCCTCTGTTGCATCAATTTTGAGAACACCGCTTGGTGAGGCCATGTTTTGAAGCAAAGACAGATTCCATTTGTTTGCAGCGTTTGCTTGATCGACATTGAGGATGACGGCTTCAATTGGGCTTTGTCCATACCAGATGTCTGTTGGATGAAACGATTTGACGTGTAGAATTCTTGATTTGCCTGTAATCGGGTCTGCTGGCCACGTTTTGATGACGTTTGACGTTTTGAATTGGTATTCGCCGACACCGCCAAGTGCGTTTGGGATGATGCGCATCATGTCTGGTCTGATTGGGTAGAGTTCTGTTGGCGGGCCATTTGGTGTTGGGCCGACACCTTCAATGTACGCATTGCCAGCAATGTTATAGAAGGCGACGACTGATTCGAAAAAAGAGCTCCAGCCTTGCAAAGGGTTTGGTGAGTGCAGCAAGTCAATAATTGGATGTGCCTCAAGCTCACGACTGTTTTGATAAACTTCCCATTTGATTCCAGCGCACGCTGTCGCAATCAGTCGAATGCAGCGATAAACTGTGACATTTTTTTGATATCCCTCTTTTGAAAATCCCAAATAATTTGCGTTTGTTACTGCTGGCTGACCAAGTCTTTGCACAGCAACTGCTTTTCTTGCTTCTGAATTTTTAAATCCCAAGAGAGTTGAAAGTCTTGAAAAAAAAGTCATAAAAAGGTGATCCTTGGTTGATAAGTTTCAAGGCTATTAAAATGCTCGGCCATCTGGCTTGTTGTGTCAACGATGTCATCATGAAGGCCGTTTGGAAACTGATCGTGTTCTGCAAGAAAGTCGCTCAGCCATGGAGCGTCTTTTGGCAAGAAAACTTTGCCTGATTGGATGAGTGAGGTTGCTCTGATTGCTCGGAGTTCTTTGTCTTTTTGCTTTGGGTCATAAGCAATTACTGGGATGGTTGTATTGCGTCTCAAGTATTGGATCATGGACGAGCCACTTGATTTGTCTTCGATCTGCACATTGTGAGGCTTCCACTTGTTAAATTGAGAAACGATGGCTATCTCAAGGTCTGGGGCTTCGAGTTTTTTTCTGAACAAGTCGAGAAGATAATATCCGTGTTGGAATTTGCCCCAAGTGGCACAGACTGAATAATCGTTTGTAAGTCCAGGTTTTTGAGCTGTATCCCAGAATTGAACGAGCTTGATTGGGTGTGCTGGACTTTGGTCGTAAAATTTCCACCACTCGCGTTTGAAGAGTTGTCCCTCTTCAATTGATGGTTCTTGTTGGTAGAGAGCTTCCCAGAATTGTCTTGGCATTTCCTCTTTGATTTTGAGCAGCTGTTCAGTTGAAAATCTTTCTGGACAGAGAGATTCGTTTGGCAGTCGGCCCAATGGATCATTTTCATCTGCAAGTGCTTTGAGTTTGATGTGAGTCCATGTGTTTGGCTGTGTGGAGAGGAGCCAGCCGGAGAGATCATCATGATGCCATCTGGTCATGAGGATAATGACTGTAGCTTTTGGCTCAAGTCGAGTCATGAA